GACGGTGGCAGCGCTTCTAGCAGCTACCTTGAAGGCAACGATCTTGATGGTGGCGCGGCATGAGCAGCATTGCACGCATCCGGTTGCGGCGTGATACAGCTGCAAATTGGACCAGCGCCAACCCAACGCTGCTGGCCGGCGAGATGGGCGTGGAGACTGATACGCGTAAATACAAGGTGGGCGACGGCTCTACCGCGTGGACTGGTCTTAGCTATTACATCGACGGCGTTGCGGTTCGTGGTCAGATCAGCAAGACCACTGATGGCAACATCACGATCACAACCCAAGGTGTTTACGTCACAACTGGCCTGACTGCAACTCTGGACACTGACACCAACTACCAGATGGTGCTGGGCACAAGCGATGCGTTTGGCCTGAAGAATGACAGTGGCGCAACCAAGCTGTTTCGGTGTTACGGCAGCATTGATGCGACTGATGGCAACAACAGCACGCTGGGCGTAAAGCTTGCAAAGAATGGCACGGCTATTGATGCCAGTGAATGCCGGGCATTTACGGTCAGCGGTGCGCAGGAGGCCAAGCTTGTAACCAGTTGGATGGTTGAGCTAGACGATGGCGATGAGGTGTCGTTGTTTATCGCAAACCACAGCGGCACTAGCGATCTGGTTCTAAAACGCGCGCGGCTGATCGCTGTTGAGGTGCGCGCATGACCACCAAGCGCGAGCAGATCCTGAGCGCTATCAAGACGGCGCTAACTGGCACTACTGGCGTCGGCACACGGATTTACCGCAGCCGTGTGGAGCCATTGGCTAGGCAGGAAAGCCCAGCCATCGTGATTGAGCCGGTAGGCGATACAGCTGAGCAAAACACCGCGCTGCCTACTTTGGATTGGAGCTTGACGGTGCGCGTGGCTGTGATCGTGCGTGGCAATGTGCCAGATCAGCAGGCTGATGCCACGGTGGAATCGCTGCATGGCAAGATCATGGCCGATCTAACGCTCGGTGGCTATGCCATTGATGTGCAACCGCAAACCGTAAGCTTTGATCTGATCGAAGCGGATCAGCCGGCCGGCGTTATTGCTTGTGAATACCTCGTGCGTTATCGCACAAGCGTTGCAAACCTCGCCAGTTAGACTGGCCATAAAAGGGCTTGAACAATGCCGCTCCTAAGCCGTAAGCGCCTGATCCTCACCAAGATCGAATCAACCTATGGCACGGATTCAAGCCCGGCCGGCACTGATGCGGTTTTGGTTCGGAATCTTGAAATCACTCCGCTTGAGTCTGACACGGTGAGCCGTGATCTGATTCGACCATACCTAGGCAACAGTGAGCAGTTGATCGCTCAGGCCCGCGTGGCGATCACATTTGAGGTTGAGCTGGCTGGTTCAGGTTCTGCAGGCACTGCGTCACGCGTTGACTCCTTATTGCGTGCTTGTGGCATGGCAGCCACTACAACTGCCGCGGCCGTTACTGGTACGGCACAAGCTGGTGCGGCAGGCAGCATCACCCTGGAATCTGGCGCCAGCGCAACAGATGACTACTACAACGGCATGGTGATCAGCCTGACCGGAGGCACTGGTGACGGCAGCAAAGGCATTATCACTAACTACGTTGGCAGCACTAAGGTCGCAACGGTTCAGAAGTCAACTGCCGCTTTTACGCCTGATGCCACAAGCGACTACAGCATCAGCGCCAACGTCGGTTACAAGCCTGTTAGCAGCAGCTTTGAGAGCGCCACTTTGTATTTCAACAATGATGGCGTGCTCCACAAAGCAACAGGCTGCCGCGGGACATTCAACCTAAGCGCTGAGGTTGGCCAGATTCCGATCATCAGCTTCACGATGACCGGGATTTACAACGCCCCTACCGACACTGCTGCACCTTCTGTTACCTACAGCAATCAGGCTGATCCTCTGATCTTTAAAGCTGATAACACCTCTGCGGTCAACGTCTTGGGCTATTCAGACGCATGTCTGCAGATGGTTAGCTTTGATGTTGCCAACGAAGTGATCTACCGCGAGCTGGTTAATTGCACTAAGCAAGTGATCATCACAAACCGAGCGCCAGCCGGAGAGATCATGATTGAGGCGCCGACCATCGCGGCTAAGGATTATTTCACGATGGCAACCGGCAACACCAGCGGCCTGCTTTGCTTCCAGCATGGCACCACCGCCGGCAACATCGTGACGATGGTGGCACCTGTTGCCGACATCAGCAATCCTACCTATTCCGATCAGGACGGCATCCAAATGCTCACGCTGCCATATGTTGCCATTCCATCCTCGGCAGGCAATGATGAAGTGGTGTTGACCTTTGCCTGATGGCTTTTGTCCTTAAGCAGTCGGATACTTACAGCTGGCCGGTGGTGATCCGCCTGCCAGCTGACGGGGGGAAACGAGAGAAAGCTAGCTTTGATGCAGTATTCAGGCGGTTGCCGCAAAGTCGCATCAACGAAATCCAAAAGCTTGTGCAGGCACAGCTAAAAGCAGCACAAGACGGCGAGACATTGGAAAACGGCGTCACGGATCAAGGCATTGCCGACGAGATTCTGGCCGGCTGGTCTGGTGTGGTTGACGGTGATGGTGATCCTGTGCCATTTACTGAAGCAACCAAGGCGCAGCTGTTGGATGTGCCATTGCTAGCCAGCGCTTTGATTGAGATCTATTTTGAATCGCTGCAGGAGCAAAAGCGAAAAAACTGACTGGTGCCGCTGACCATTGGCTAAGCGGCACGGTAATCGACAAAACAGCGGACGATGCAGCCGTCCTTGGGCTGGAGTTGCCTATTGACTCCAAAACTGATGACCACTATGAAGTCTGGCCTGATTGTTGGCCAGCCGTCGATCTGTTCATCAAAGCTCAGACGCAATGGCGCACAAGCGCTGCAGGGCTCATTGGTTTGGACTATGGCGCAGTGCGCTGGCTGATGGAGATCTATGCGATTTCTGATGCTTGCAGGGTTTTGGAGGATCTACAGGTGATCGAGGCTAGAGTGTTGGAAGCAATGAACGACCGCAAGGATTAGCCATGGCTCTGGACATGACCACAGCCCTGACGATCCGCGCCAAGGTTGATGGTGAGAATCAGATCGCAGGGCTAACGCGCAGTCTAACTGGCGTCACAAATGCAACCAATCAAAGCGCCACTGCAATGGGCAGGTTAAAGGGTGCAGCTGCTGGCGCTGTTGGCGCAATGCGTGCTTTTCTGCCGGTGATTGGCGCTGCAGCCATAGGTAAGTTTGCTAAAGACAACCTAGACGCGGCTGATGCAATGTCAAAGTTGTCGCAACGTACTGGCATCGCGGCACCAACATTAGATAAGTTTAGAAAGGTTGCAGAACTTAGCGACACAAGCATCGAAGCCCTTGGGAAAGGTTTTACGATTCTTGCTAGCAATATGTCAGACGCTGCCACCAAAGGCAAAGGCCCTGCTGCTGAAGCCTTTAAGTCTTTAGGCATTAGCCTGACCGATGCTAATGGAAAGCTGTTAAGCACTGATCAGGTCATGCTTCAGGTGGCTGATCGTTTTGCAAAAATGGAGGATGGCACAGAAAAAGCAGCACTAGCATCAGATATTTTTGGCACACGACTTGGAAGCCAACTAATCCCGCTGCTTAATTCTGGCGGTGATGCAGTCCGCAAAATGGGCACTAGCCTTACGCAAGACTTTGCAGATCGTGCAGCAAAGCTCAATGATCAACTAGAAAACACAGCCGAGACGTTGCAAGATCTTGGATTGCGTTTAACAGTCGCGTTGATGCCAGCACTTGAAAAGGTCACGACATTGATTGAAGGAGCTGCTAATGCTTTTGCAAAATTGCCAGAGCCGGTGCAAGCGATAACTGCATCGTTGTTGCTCCTATCTGGTCTGTCCATTGTTCTTTCTCCTGTCATTAGTCTATTGACCAGCCTTGGCCCAATTCTTGCTGGTATTCCTGCGCTTTTGGCGGGATGGGCCGGAGCTATTGGTCCGCTGGTTTCTGCCTTAGCGCCCCTTGGCCAGATCTTGATTGGTATCTTTACCGGCCCTGTCGGCTGGATTGCTCTTGCTGCTGCTGCTGGCGTTGCGATCTACGCGTTTCGGGATCAGATCGGGGCAGCGTTTGAAGCCATTGGGTCGTTATTGGCTACGACAGCCCAGCTATTTAATGAGATGCTTTTGCAGCCGATCATTAAGGCATCGCGTAGCGTGTTTGATGGCATCGTCTCAATTTTCAACCGTATAGGCGACGCGTTAAAGGCACCTTTCCAAGCTGCTGCAAACGTAGTGCGCGGCATCTTCAATGGGGTGATCAATGTAGTGAATCGCCAGATTGCTGGCGTAATTGGAGCAATCAATACGCTGATCCGTGGCGCTAATGCTGCCCTGTCGCGTTTGCGGTTGCCTGCTATCCCTTTGTTACCTGTGCCGCAAGTGCCTGCATTTGCTGAAGGTGGCGTTGTGGGTCGGCCAACGCTTGCAATGGTGGGTGAAGGAGGCGAGCGCGAGTACATCATCCCCGAGTCAAAGATGGCGCGCGCCAGCGCCAATTACATGGCTGGGTTCCGCGGCTCAGCAGTGCTGCCAGGTGCGGCTAATGGATCGGCAACCAGTGGCACCACAGTGAACATACAAACAGGGCCAGTATTGCAGCAAGATGGCCAGCAGTTTGTGACTATCAGCGACCTTGAGGATGCGTTGCAAA